GCAGTTGTGCATGTGATTAAGATATCAGAAAACGAGTTACGTAAACAGCAGGTGTCAGGTTTCTATAGAGATATAGAATTAGGACAACCACCGGTAACACAAAATGAATTACAGGATAAAAAATTAGAGCTAGAAGGAATTTCTAAAGATGGCCAGGAAGATCAATACACTCTGTATGAGATACATACTAATCTAGATCTTGAGGGTTATGAAGACATGGGTGAGGACGATGAACCAACAGGAATCAAACTTCCATATGTAATTACAATCGCAGAATCAAATAATAAGATATTATCTATCAGAAGAAACTACAAACAAAATGATCCGCTGAAGAAAAAGATAAATTACTTCGTGCAATTTAAATTTTTACCCGGAACAGGTTTCTATGGTTTTGGTCTGATTCACATGATTGGTGGATTAACAAGAACAGCTACCGCAGCATTAAGACAATTACTTGATGCGGGTACTTTGGCTAATCTACCAGCTGGTTTTAAATCTAGAGGTATAAGAGTTAGAGATGATGCACAACCTCTACAACCTGGAGAGTTTAGAGACGTGGATGCACCTGGTGGAAACATCAGAGATCAGTTCATGACTCTACCTTTCAAAGGTCCTGATGCAACTCTATTACAATTGATGGGTATCGTTGTTAATGCA